ACTACTGGATCGGCGACCGCCTGGGTATTACCTTCAAGCGTCTGAACGAGCGCTTTGCGGAGACCGGTCAGATCGGTTTCATCGCATCCAAGCGCCTGGACGGCAAGCTCATTCTGCCCGAAGCTATCAAGGTGCTGCAGCAGAAGGGCACTGCCTCTTCCGGCACCTAATGAAAGGAGGCGGCGGTGATGGACGAGCTTCTTTCCAAAGTGAAAGCCAATCTCATTCTGGAACACACGGCGGATGATGCCTTGCTGAAAAGCTACATCACCGCCGCTGTTTCTTACGCCGAAAGCTACCAGCACATCCCGGAGGGCTATTACACGGAGAACCCCATGCCGCCTACCACCGAGCAAGCCGTTATCATGCTGTCGTCCCATTTCTATGAAAGCCGGGACGGCAGCACGGGCGGCTTCTTTGCGGATAACACCGGAGCGGCGCAGCAGGTGTGGAACACGGTCAATTTGCTGCTCCGCTTGGATAGGCGGTGGCAGGTATGAGTTTTGGAAAAATGAACGGCTTTGCCGACATTGTAGAAACCCGCCAAGTCAAGGACAGCGAAGGCTTCACTCATTCCGAGGATGAAGTCCTCGCTTCCGTCCGTGTGTACCAGGAAGGTCGGCATGGCTCTCAGCGCTGGGCGAACCTCGCCGCATTCAGCGAAGCGACCGACCTGTTCCGCTTTCGGTGTATTCCGGAGCTGACGGTCACTACCGACCATTTTCTCATCTGCGATGACTGTCGCTACGATATTGTGTCCGTAGAGGATGTCAAAGGCCGTGGAATGTACATCGAGGTTTTAGCGAAAAGGAGTGAACCTACCATTGGCAAAAGCTGAAATGAAAATGCCGGAGGATTTCCTCCTGAAGATTTCCAAGCTCGGCAGCAACTTTGACAGCGTTGCGGATACCGTCCTGCAGGCCGGTGGCGAGGTCGTGCTGAAGAAGGTCAAGAGCAATCTCTCCTCCGTTATTGGCAGAGGGACAAAGTTCAAATCCCGCACCACGGGCGAACTGGAAGGCGCACTCGGCCTTTCTCCCTCCAAGATGAACCGGGACGGCAACCACGACATCAAGGTCGGTTTCGCTGAACCTCGCTCGGACGGCGGCAGCAATGCCAAACTTGCCAACATTCTCGAATACGGCAAGCACGGGCAGCCCGCAAAGCCGTTTCTGAAACCCGCGAAAACAGCGTCCCGGCAGGAATGTATCGATGCCATGACCAAGGCACTGGATGAGGAGGTGGAAAAGCTGTGAGCCTGCTATCCGATTTGCAAACCATCGCCGAGCATTGCGGCGTGTCCGTGGAAACGGGTGTGTTCTCCGGCAAAGCACCGGACACCTATCTGGTGATTACGCCGCTGTCGGACAGCTTTGAGCTTCACGCTGACAACACCCCCGGCTGCGAAACGCAGGAGGCACGGCTGTCCCTCTTCACAAAGGGCAGTTACACAAAACTGAAAAATGACCTTGTCCGTGCCTTGCTTGGTGCGGACTTTTATATTACCGATCGCCGGTATATCGGCTTTGAGGCCGAAACCGGCTACCATCACTACGCCATTGATGTGGCGCAAATCTACGAACTGGAGGAATGAATCATGGCAACGATCGGTCTTGACAGACTGTATTACGCAAAAATCACCGAGAACGACGCTGGTGAGGAAACCTACGGTACGCCGTCCCAGCTTGCCAAAGCCATCTCCGCTGACCTTTCGGTGGAACTGGCGGAAGCGACGCTCTATGCCGATGACGGCGCTTCGGAGATCGTGAAGGAATTCAAATCCGGCACACTCTCCCTCGGCATTGACGATATCGGCTCTGCGGCGGCATCCGACCTCACGGGTGCAACCATCGACAAGAACAAGGTGCTGATTTCCGCATCCGAGGACGGCGGCGACCCTGTGGCGGTGGGCTTCCGCGCCAAGAAATCCAACGGCAAGTACAAGTATTACTGGCTGTACCGAGTGAAATTCGGTATTCCGGCGACGAACCTTGCCACCAAGGGCGACAGCATTACTTTCTCTACGCCGACCATTGAGGGCACTATTCTGCGCCGCAACAAGGCAGACGCAGGCGGCAAACACCCGTGGAAGGCGGAGGCTTTGGAGGGCGATGTGACCGCAGCGACCATCACGAACTGGTATAAGGAAGTCTATGAGCCGACCTATACCGCATCGTCCGAAAAAACCACTTAACGGAGGTAACGCACAATGGATAACGAAAGAACCGCAGTCATCACCATCGGTGACGAGGAGTACACGCTGCTCCTCACAACCAAAGCCACCAAGGAGATCGCCGGTCGCTACGGCGGACTGGAAAACCTCGGTGAGAAGCTGATGAAGTCCGAGAACTTTGAAATGGCCATCGGAGAGATCGTGTGGCTTATCACGCTTCTGGCGAATCAGAGTATTCTTGTCCACAACCTCAAGGATAAAGAGCATCCCAAGGAGCTGCTCACGGAGGATGTGGTGGAGCTTCTGACCACGCCACTCGACCTTGCAGGATACAAAACCGCCATTACGGAAGCTCTCTATAAGGGCACCAAGCGGAATGTGGAAAGCGAGAAAGACTCAAAAAACGCACCAGTCGGGTAACGGTCTCCGATGCGGAGCTGTTTACCCGGCTTCTTTATTACGGCCTTGCCCACCTTCATCTCAGCCAGGATGAAGTGTGGCTGATGCCGTTCGGTCTGCTGCTGGACTTATGGGAGTGCCACAAGCAGTATAACGGGCAGGCCTCCCCGGCACGAGAGCATTACATTGACGATATTATCCCGGACGGCATTTGACCCATATCGGACAGCTTCACATCGAACTTAGTCCGTTTCCGTCGCAACTTCTTTGTGAACTTTTTCGTATAGCCTTGATATTTTTCAAAAATCGTGGTATACTACACATAGAAGTTCGGACGGTTTCGTCCTAAGTATGAGGTGAAATGCATGGTTAAACGAGATTCCTATATGAACCGACTGATCCACAGTATGTGGAACGGCGAGATAAAGGTCATCACAGGCATACGCAGATGCGGCAAGTCCGTACTGCTTTTCGATCTGTTTTTCGAGTATCTTCTTTCGCAGAACGTTTCGGAAGATCATATTTTGAAAATCGAACTGGATCAGCGGCGGTACTATAAGTTCAGAAATCCGATCACTCTGTGCGAATATGTAGAAAGCACCGTCCGGGACAGGAAGGATAAAAAGTTCTATCTGTTCATTGATGAGGTGCAGCTCACCACGAAAGTAGTGGACAAGGAAAACGGCGGCATCGAGGTTACCATCTACGATATGCTGAACGAACTCAAGGCATATAAAAACCTTGATGTTTATGTCACCGGCAGTAACTCCAAAGGGCTGTCGAAAGATATCGCAACAGAGTTTCGCGGTCGTGCTACACAGATTCATGTGTTCCCGCTGTCATTTGCCGAGTTTTATTCTGCCGTGGGCGGCGACGAGCGAAAAGCGCTGGATACCTATATGCTCTATGGCGGTATGCCTAGACTTTTAGCATTGGAGGATGACAAAGATAAGAAGGATTATCTGACCTCCCTATACAGCGAATTGTATGTCAAGGATATTGTGGAGCGAAACGGCATCGAGCGCGAGGATGTTCTGAATGATATTCTGGACTTCCTTGCTTCGCAGATCAGTTCGCTGACGAATCCGACCAATATCGCAAATGCCATCGCGTCCATGAAGAACGAAAAAATCAATCCTGCGATGGTTTCAAACTATGTGCAGTATGTTATCGACTCTTTCCTCATTTCAATGGCAAAGCGATACGATGTCAGAGGAAAGACCTATTTCAAGTATCCGAACAAATACTACTATACGGATATCGGACTTCGGAACGCACGACTGAATTACCGCCAGTACGATCCCGGTCACATCATGGAAAACATCATCTACAACGAACTTCTGCGGCGCGGGTACTCTGTTGATGTCGGTGTGGTTTGCGACCGCGCAGGCGACAGCAAGGTTCAGAAAGAAATCGACTTTGTGGTAAACGATGCGGATAAAAAAATCTATATTCAGTCCGCTTTCCGCATGGATACCGATAAAAAAGAATCCTCTGAGCTGGCATCGCTGATGCTTACCAAGGATTTCTTCAAAAAGATCATCGTTCGCATGGATGTGCCGCACAATTTTTATGATGACAACGGCATCTTCCACTGCAATCTGATCGACCTGCTGCTTGGCCGGGTAGAATTGTTCTGACAAAATAACTCATATATCTACGAGGAGTGACCTTTCGGGGACACTCCTTTTTCATACCATCAGGCACGCTTTCATCGAAAACTTCGGACGGTTTCGTCCCAACTTCTCGGTGAGAGGGTGCTTTTTTCATACCATCCACAAGGAGGTGACGGTACATGGCAGACAGTTTCGGACTGAAGATCGGTCTTGAGGGCGAAAAAGAGTTCAAAAAAGCACTGGCGGATATCAACCAGTCCTTCAAGGTGCTCGGCTCCGAAATGAAGCTTGCCACCTCTCAGTTTGATAAAAACGATAAATCCGTGGAGGCTCTCGCCGCACGGAATAAGATGCTGCGAAAAGAGATTGATGAGCAGACGACAAAAATCGACACTCTTCGCAAGGCTCTGCAGAATGCCGCCACCTCTTTCGGAGAGAACGACCGTCGCACCCAGAACTGGCAGATCCAGCTCAACAATGCCGAAGCCGCCCTCAACGATATGAACCGTGAGCTGGACGAGAACGAAAAAGCCATCAAGGAGGGCGGCAAAGCCGCAGAGGAATCCGGCAGTAAGTTTGAAGGCTTCGGCAAGGTTCTCAAAACCGTAGGTGTGGCACTCGGTGCAGTTGCCGTTGCCGCAGGTGCCGCCGCCGTGAAGCTCGGAAAAGAGGTCATCGCCGCTTATGCAGACTATGAGCAGCTGGTCGGCGGTGTTGACACCCTGTTCAAGGACTCCTCGCAGGAGATCCAGCGGTACGCCGCCAACGCATACAAAACGGCAGGACTTTCTGCCAACGAGTACATGGAAACGGTCACAGGGTTCTCTGCAAGCCTCATCCAGTCTCTTGGCGGCGATACCGAGAAAGCCGCAAAGTATGCGGATATGGCAATCACGGATATGTCCGACAACGCCAATAAGATGGGTACGGATATGTCCTCCATTCAGAATGCCTATCAGGGTTTCGCCAAGCAGAACTATACGATGCTCGACAACCTCAAGCTGGGCTACGGTGGCACAAAGCAGGAAATGGAGCGACTGCTTGCCGATGCGGAGAAGATATCCGGTGTCAAGTACGACATCTCCTCCTATGCGGATGTGGTGGAAGCCATCCATGTCATGCAGGAAAGCATGGACATTGCGGGTACGACCGCCAAGGAAGCGGAAGCTACCATTTCCGGCTCTGTCAATGCGCTGAAATCCGCCGTGTCGAACCTCATTGTAGGCTTTGGTGATGCGGACGCTGACATGGAGCTGCTGTGCAACAACATGGTGGATGCCTTCAAGACCGTGGTGGCGAACATCACCCCGGTTATTGAGAACATCGTGGCGGCTCTGCCCACGGCGCTGGATGCCCTGCTGACGGCTGTGGGTGAACTGCTGCCCACACTGCTGGAGGCGGTCACCGAACTGTTCTCGCAGGTGCTGGAAACGCTGCTTTCTTTGCTTCCGCAGCTTATCCCGGCGGCGGTGTCCGCACTCATGACCATCGTGAATACGCTGATTGAGAATCTGCCCCTGCTTATCGAGGCAGCGGTTCAGCTGGTGTCTACACTGGTGACAGGCATTGCGGACGCACTGCCCACGCTCATTCCGGCAGCGGTGCAGGCTATC